AGAGCCTGAACTGGCTCGGGCTCGTCTCGAGTATCATCGTCTCGAGCATGAAGCCGTCTGTTGTCAGCGTCTTGATCTTCCCTGCGACAGTCGTCCTGTCCGCAAGGCTTACCTCAACAGTTATGCCAGCCTTCAGCTCTCTGTCAGATTCAAGCAGCGCCCTTATCCTTACCGCCATGATCAAGCCTCCTTGCCCAGGTAGCTTCTGGCGAGCTCCATTGCATCATCCAAGCCCGGCACGCCAACATAGCGCTTCTCGTAAACCGTCTTATCGCCATCGATGACCATGGCGATGTAGTCGTTGGCGGTCTCCAGCAACTGCCCGATTACAAGCCTCTTGCTGCCGTTCCTTTTCTTGATCTCGACTCGTTCGAAGAGAACGCGTATCTCCGTGTTCTCATATGCCAGCTCGTCGATAAGCTGTTTTGCCAATGTCTTTATGTCCTTCATCTATTCCTCCTAAAAGCTAAGCAAAGGAAGCTTTCTGTTCTGGAGTTTTTCACATGTTTTCCACCTTTTATCAAAAGTAATTAAACATTGTGTTCGTTTTTATTTTCTTCTTTTTAGCTTTAGCTTTTTGTTCTTTTCTAGATCTTCGAGCGCATAGGCGTTCGCATTGACTTACCTTGCGGGTCCATCTCACGCCTTATGCGCGAGAAGTTTTATCTTTATATTTATCTTTATATTTAAAAAGGGTCGTATTCTCATGTTTTTACGACACGTATACGATTGGTATATTAGTCGTATTATTGCTCCTTTTTTTCCCATCTTTTTCTTATGTTTTTTTGATTGGTTTCGCTTCTTTTTCTTTCAAGGTCATCCTGCTTTACTAGGCATTCAACTCTTCGCTCGCTCCAGAAGAAGGAGTCATCGCTCTTGAAGAGGCCACAGTCTATGCAAGCGTCTATGACCTCTTTGAGCTTTTCGTTCGGAATAAGAAGATCCCATCTGGCAATCTTCCTTGTCTCGCTCCACGGAACCTTGTAGCCACTCTCCTGGTAGTTTCTCATGAGGGTGAGAATGGATATGTATATCCCGAACCCCTCGAAGTCTTTTGCCTCGATGAGGTCCCGAATCTTGTCATCCCTAAGGATGTCCTCTTGCACGATAAGATAATTGCCACGATTGCTCATGTCTTCACTCCCATACCGATAGCATTGAGAATCCCGACAATAATGTGTCGGGATCTATTGCTATCAAAACGCATCAGATGTCGCCCCAGAGATCGGAGATGCCAAAATCATCCACATCGTCTTCTCCTGCGTTGCTAGAGCCCTCACTCATCCCCTGCTCTTGCCCTGAAGGCATAACAGGCTCCTCTGCCTTTGCCTTTGAAACGGCATCGGCCGTGGCATTTCTGTCAAAGAAGTCTTCTACTTTCGCCATTCCGTCCTTAAGGGACACATATATCCCCCTGAGCTTCATGTATTGGGCGATAGAAATCGCCTCAATGTTTCTTTGGAGAAATGCCTCTATCATTGCTTTCGTGACACCGTACTTCTGGAAGGACTCCAGCAGGGCCGCTATCGAGTCAGGCGTGATCTTGATGTTGGCGGCAAGCGTCTCATCGCACTTGGCCATGGCATAGTCGATAACATCGCCAGGGATGATCTCGAGGATGCATGCCCTAACACGCCTTGATGCATTGTTCGCTATAGTCTCATAGATATCCCTTGGATCGGTAAGTGCGGTCTTCCCTGATTTCGTAGCCCTTACATGCTCGACCTGGAATATCCTCTCGACAGATGTATTCGATTCGTAGTCGATGGCAAAGGCTCTTACCTTCGAGAAGCCTTTCTCGGATTCCATTTCTTCGAACCCATAGTCGACATTTCCCCAGCATCTCGCGACAGCCTCCGCTATCCTGATCGAAGGTCCCTTGACGAGTGCTCCACCTCTTGAGTATTCGTATGTCGCATTCTCTGCGACGGCTCTCCTTCCGCATTCGCTCTCTATCTTGATGAGAGCCAATGACGGATCCCTAGGGTATGTCTTTGCAGATATGAGCTTACCTTGTATTCTTGCCACCTCGCGGGCAGCTGCAGGTGCAAGCGTCATCGCACCTGTCCCAATTGCCGATGAAGCGCCGAAGTCCGGCCTCTCCAGTTCAGAGTTCTGCATCTTCCTTGCTGATGCTACTTTTGCAGGTCCTACTGCGTTTGGATTGTATGCCATATTTTTCTCCTTTATTAAGCAATTGCTTCCTTCTCGATCTTCAAACCCAGCATTTTCAAAACAGCCAATCCGATATTGAGGAGGAATGCCGGTCCAGATATCCTCCATGCAACAGAGCCTTGCCTCTGCAGTTTGGCATCATAGTCATCGTCTTTCAGCGAGAGCTCCTTGATGGAGTCGCGGACAGCAATCCGCACAATCGAGTTGGCGGAATCTATGAGGATCTCCCTTCTGGCCCTTGCAGGTTCATCCTCCGGTTGCTTTTTCGCTTCAATGAAAGCCTGGTTTCTTGCCTTGACCTCAGCCAGCTTTTTCATGGCAAGCCCGAGATTGCCTGATTCTGCATAGAAAGAGACAAGCAAGTCATCATTTCCGATCTGCTCTAGATCAGTCTGCACTTGCCTCAACGCATCTCTCCATTCGGCTGTCGCCTTGTTTCTGGAGAAGGATTTGTTGGAGTACTCATCCTTGCAGATTCGGTCGAACACGGCAGGATTGTTCTTCACGAACATCTCGACATCAAGACCAAAGTCGTGGGCATCTTGCAGGATTGCGGCTCTGACTGCTTCAGCAGCCTCCGCTTTCTCAGCCTCGGTGAAGCTCTTGACCTGAACATCGAGGTTAGATATAGCCTCTGCAAGACCTGCTACAGCATCCTTGTAGCCTTCTTCCCACATTGTGTAGGGGGCATTCCAGAGCTTCTTGATCCTCTTCCTTTCATCCTCCAGTTTCGTCTGGAGCTTTCGAAGGTTCGCTAGATCATCCTTGGCTGCCCTTACTGAGTCTTTCGATACGATAGCGTTCCTATAAGGCTCTGTTATCTGAGACACCCAGTCCTTGATTCTTGGGAACTGGTCTGTCTCAATGGTTCCCACATCCGCTGTGAAGGAGACGCTCAATTCTTTCTTCTCTTCCATTTAATCCTCCAATGCCAATACTTTTGGCGGTCTTCTACCTTTTTTTATGTACTCTTCTATGAAGGCTCTTTCGTATTCCACGACAGCCTTCATATCCTCTTTGACTGATTCGCTCCTCTTGTCGATGATTCGATAGAAGTTGCGAATCTCAGGAAAGCCCAGATCCTCGTCCTTGAAGGCATCTCTCTTGAGTCTGGCGGCGCAGATAACATAATCCCATCCCGTGACAAGCAGACAATGGATCATCTGCTCGTAGTAGTAGACAGGTATCCCGTCCTCCCATTTCTCAAGATCGTCCTCTCTAGTCCAGCTCCCTGTCTTGCATTCAAGGAGGCCCTTGCTCCCTAAGGGGAGATCCCAAGGATTGCTGTCGGTGCTGATGACCAGCTCTCCATCCAAAGTGCATGTCATCCACCTGAATCTTTTTGATATGAGGATGTCATACGGCTTGTAGCTGAGCGCGAAGTAAGGCAGGTCTATAAGAGTTGCCTCCCTTATGCAGGGCTCCATATCGATTCCGTACTTGACATACGGCTTGTTCGATATGTCCTCCCTGCTCGACAATCCCATCTTGATGTCGTATAGCTGGGACTTGTCCATCCAGGGGCTATCGCCGCAACAGACAGCGGCCTCAGTCCCTGAGATCCTTATGCTGTCTGGATCCCTTTTCTTGTTTCTTGAGGCAAGCCAATCCTCGCGAGATTTCCAGACCTCTCTTAAGAAGAAGGATTCGCTCACATCTCCTCCTCGTTCTTTTCGTATACTTCTCTTGTGGATGGATCTATCACATAGGCTTTGGTTGTTGGTCCTACTGCTTTTTCTTCTTCGGCTCTTTTTGATGCCTTTCTTTCATACCTGATGGTAAGAATCGCTACCGACTCTGCCACCAAAGCAGAAAACGCTGCAATTGCCAAAAAACACATTATCTGCTACCCTCTTAATCGGCAGGGAAAAGCCCCTACCGTCCTTCAAAAATGGCCCCGAGGTTCTGTTTGTTTTTTCAGGGCCATGTTTTTTTGCCTTGCCATTACCCTCATGGCTGAGATGCGTGTTGAAATAAACTACAACCCTCCATGCTTGCTTCTAGGATTCCCCGCCTGTACAGACGGGATATACTTATCGAGATCGCTGGTGCATAAGTACACCGTTCTCCCGACTTTCTTGCTCTTTACAGAGCCGTTCTGAGCTCTGTACGAGAGTTGCCTCTTGGTCATGCCGGTAAGCTCTGCGGCAGTCTCAAGCGGTAGATAGTCCTGCTCCTGAAGTTGACTGACGACCTTCGCCCAGGCCTCATTCATAGCAATGAGCGCCTGAGTGAACTCAGCGATAACTCGCCTATCTAGAGTCATCTTTGGCCTCCTTGGCTTCCAACTCCATCTTCTTGATTTCCAGATCAAGAAGATTCCCGATATAACCGCCAACGCTTATTCTGTTAGCGTTGGCTATTCTGTGGATTTTTTCCCGGTTACATTCAGAGAAGGCCGGGATGCGAATGGTCCAATTTTTACTACATTTGACGTAATTCATACTGTCAATATATCGCCATTTGTAGTATTTGTAAACACTTTTGTATAATTTTTATTTACAAATGACGCAATAGTTGATTAACGTTGGTGTATGAAGCTGTTCAACGGATATGATTTTTGGAGTAATTTTTCTAAGGAATTAGCCTCGCGCGGGTTGACCAATATGGCCTTCGCGGAAAAAGCAGAGCTCCCATATAGAACCATTACAACTCAAAGAAATCGACATTCAATCCCTAATGCAGAGCAATTATATAAGATGGCTACCGTACTAGGAACTTCAATTGAATACCTCCTAACCGGAGAAGATTCATCGCTATGCATTGAGGCAAAGGAAGTGGAACGAGATCCAGAATTGCGCCAATTGGTAAGGCTATGTATCAACGACAGATCTCTTGTTTCACTTATTGCTCACGCCATACGAGCAAATGACATGAAAACGAAAGACAAGAACATTGGATAAAGAATAACAAAGAAATTATGATAGGAAGTGTTAATCTATCTTCTAGGAGGGAGTAGAAATATGAAAAAAACAAGAAGCATTCTTGCGTTAATCATTGCACTCAGTGCTTTGATTGTTGTGTCATGTGACAATGACAGAGGGGTTAACTGTGCCTTAGAGATTCCGTCTTGGCTTTCTGGCAATACCTACAAGGCAACAGAAACCGATTCGCAAACAGGACAGGCTGTTGAAGAGACTCTCACATTTTATAATGATAATATCTATGTTGTTAGCAAAGCCCAGTCAAGCGAAAATACAGGAATTCTCGATATAAAAAACGAATTGATAGAGCCTTTGCAAAATTACATCACGCAATTTGAACAAAGCTCAACAAACAATAGCTATAGGCTGACTCTAGTTGCCATGAATACGGATGCAGGATATTCAATGTCTTTTAAAATCAATATTGTGAAAACAGAAAAAGGCATAGAAATCACGATGTCCATAACCGACAGTAATGGAACAAATACAGGTGGCTCTGGTGAGTATATCCTGCAATAGAAGCCGTAGGGAAGAAATATAAGAAAGTTCTGGATGGCCTAAAACCAACCTTAAGGAGGAGAAAACAAGAAAAAAGTTTAATGAGCACAGTGTGTGCTCGAGTGTGTCGGACATAGCATGAGAATTGTTATTCAAACTACAGAAAAACGGTTGAAATTGTAATGAATTGTAACTAATATATCCATATTTGTAATTAGATTGAAAGAGACCATAGCACTTTGCAATGTTTGTTACATATGTTATCATTTCTTTGTGTTGGAAAAAATTATAACACTTTCATTACCAAGCTTCACCGTAAAAGTGTGCTTATTGAGCACAAAAAAAAGGACGGTAGCAAATGGCAAAAACAAACAACCATCCACTCGTTTACCAGAGGAAAGACAGCCCATATTGGTTTGTAAGGCTGAAGAATCCCATCACAGGAAAAGTCATCAGAAAATCAACAGGCATGTCGGATTATGACGAAGCGTTTGAATACGCAAAGATTGAGCTGATGAAACTCAACTATGGCTATAAAAGCCATGAGCAATGGATCTCTGGATTGACATTAAAGGCAATGATTACGCTGTATTCCGATCCAGATACAAATCCTCGGTTCAAGCAGGCGCAGGATGACGGCTCAAAATACGGGAAAGAATACGCATTCGCAGTTGCAAGCCATAGCAAATGGATGTTGCAGGCTTTCAATGAAGAGGCCAAGAACATCCTCGATATGGATGTCGCCGAGATCAGGGCTTACCAGCTTAAAGTCCTCAAAGGAATCATAGTTGCGAAAAAAGGCCATACAAGAGGAGCTCAAATCAAGTTCACATTGCTCAAGACAATGTTTTCGCAAGCCCATGAGGATGGCATCATAGATATCTCTCCCGCCAAAGACTTGAAGGATATAGCCTATAAGGAAAAAAGACGCAGTGCCGTGGACTTCGAAATCATATACAAGCTTATATGCGCAAAAGACAGATTCCTTGACATTGAGGATTGGGCCTTCTATACACTCTTGGCAACAACAGGGATGAGAAGATCCGAAGTCCTCGCGATCAATGCAAACAAGATACACAATGGAGTCTATACATTGGACAGCGCAATAAAAAGCAACAACAAAGATGATATAGGACTTCCAAAATGGGACATAGTAAGAGTCATACCTCTTCCACGAATTGCTCTTTGGACATTGTCGTTCCTTACCCCTGCCGAGAATGGCAGGTATTTCGACAAGGGACGCTACTGGGCTGTCGAATCCTTCAAAAGAACAAAAAACATAGCCATATCGATTTTCCCAGAGGAAAGAGAAACATGGGAGAAGGTCACAGCCCATATCCTAAGGCATTCTCTCAACACGAACCTCCTGGCAAATGACGTATCACCAGTGATGACGGCATACTATCTCGCATGGCAACATCAAGCCCTGATAGATATGCAGCAAAGATATACACATCTCCAAGCAATGAAACTAAAGTCGGTAGCTGACAATATCGATATCATGTTTCCCATACCAGAAGATGGTGCTATCCAAAAAACATGCTAGATGCAATCTCAAAAAATCAGTTGTCCGTGAAAAGCGAACAACTGATTCTACTTTTAATGAGAAAGCCGAGCTGTAGACTCTACCATTCCCATCCAACGGAGCCGGTAAATGCCATACGATCTATATCGCTTTCGAACTTTGCATTCGTGAATGTTCCGAACATATACTGTCCACCGACAGCAAGGGTAAGCCCTTTCCCAAGTCTTACACCAACTTGGGCGGAAGCTCCATAGACAGGAGTCTTGTCTTGGAATCCAACAACAAGGCCTATATTCGTGAACATCTTTGTTGATTGTTCCTTTTTGAGGGCATTCTCTAGGATTTCCTTCTCTGTCTCTAGCTCCACATTCCTGTTCGCATAATCAACATTCGATGCTGCCATCCTATCAAGCTTAGCAGAATTCTCCTTGGCAAGAGCATCTTCCACCTGTTCCAGCTCCGTGTAGGCTTGGAATGCGGAAGCAAGCTCCGCGACAGTGTCCTTAATCTCCACCGTGACTTTCTTCGAGCTTTCCAAGCTGTTCTGCAAGTCGACAACTCGCTGCATTAATTCTTTCGAGTTGATCGTGCTGTAATCTGTTGATAGCATCTTGGGTGAGCCGGTTGGAGACGGTTGCTCCACTTCCGATTCCTGCTGTATCAGGATCTCTTTTGCCGTTGAAATCGGTTCTTGCTGAATCGATTCCTCGGTCTTTGCCGATTTTGTAGGCCAAGCCGCCAACGATTGCAGAGCCAAGCAGAGCACACACAAACTTGCCAGGAGGACTTTGCAAGGCCTGTCCCAAGTTCCTAAGCCATTTCTTGATCTTTTTCCACACATTAATTCTTCTCCTTCTTCTTTCGATTAGCAATCAGCCTACCAATATAGCCATTAATGAGCGATATACCAGTTCCATTGTCTGCAACGCTGTCTGCTGAAGCCAGTTCCCTGTATGTCTCATATCCAGGAGTGAAAGGCTCGCTGACCAGCAGACTGCCCTCCAGGCTATCGCCTTGCAGGTGGCAAAACAAAGTCTTTTCCAAAGCCTCCCTGACTTCCGCATCATCCATCTTTGGAAACTTCTTCACAAGTTTCCTGTAAGCCACAGTCTTGATAAAAACCATTCTCTCGGTATCTGTCATCACAGATATGCGATAAGCAAACCATCCCCATGCAAATGTTCCAGCACATGCGACTGAAAGCAATGCAAGCCTGACGAACAGTTGAAGAAATGTTGCACAGGAGGCTAGAAACATCCATAGGAAATCGCATGTCAAAACAAATGCCATAAGTACCACGTATTGCCAAGTGATAAGCTTCCTATTAGATAGAACCTTAGTAGAGATATCCTCTATCGCCAAGGCAAGGACTGTCACAAACACAACAACAGTGAGCACATCCAATGCCTGAGCAAATGGCAGGTACCCTAATGAGTAAATGATCCACAATGCTATCACTATCCCTAGCGACATGGCATTTTTTAAAAAAGTAAAAATCATATCAGATCTCCTTCTTTTTCCCTTTTAGCAGAATCCTTATGCTTGCATGAGCAACCTTTCGCAGTACCATGGAACAAGTCCCAAGCAAAGACAGCTATCCCAGAAGACAGAATTCCCCTCTTTATACCAAAATCCCATAGAATAAAGAGGATTCCATCGTCCCATGACGATACAAGACCTACGATTGACCAGATCAATATTCCCAATATCGTGAGAACTAGGCATATCAACTCATTGTTGGTGCCTGTACGATACTTGATTGTTGAACCAATGATTGCGAGGACGACTGCAACGGTAAGGATTCCCTTATTAAACAGTATTGTCCACATATCCAATAAACCTTCTTTCCGACTGACCAACTAAAGATTAATCCATATCAGAAGAGACTGAAAGCTACGCCGTTACTTTCCCAGAATAGACAAAACGTATTGCAAAATATTCCAACCTATTGTTTGGAAAACGGAAATTTTGTAGAATAAACATAAGGGTAGGTTTCGGCATAAAACGAACCAAGGATACCGTGGCTTTGCAGAGTTGCGGTATTTTTTATTGACATCCATAAGGCAAAAAATGAGAACTAACAACGTCGTAGTTGTCATAAGATATGTAAAAATCGTGCTATAAGTTCCAGACTTTGGAATTTATATTATTCCATCGCTACATCGAATCTAAGCACGCTCTTGACCGATGCCCAGAATCCGTCAACGATGCCGTAGAGCTCTATGTTCGTCTTCAAGCCGTATGAATCCACAAGCATAATCACAACCAATGCGAACAACACAATAATAAGCAGTACTAGAACAATAGCAAGGATAGAGCGGATTATGTTCATAATCCCTCCCAAGCATTAGGATAAGCATCTGGGCTCCAGACGTTGTTGTCGATGACAGAACGATACAGCTTGCCATTGTAGCTCACAACATCACCCTTCTTGTAGGCGTCTGTTGCTCCAATGGGCTGGACCCATTCAGGATAGCCTTCTTCCGTTACGCCAATCTTCTTGTATAGACTGCTTGCTGTGTCGGGCGTCCATTGCTCTGCGCTTGTATGATCTTGAAGCACCTGATAAAGTTGTGGATCGCCTACAGAGTTGACGCCATAGCTGAATACATCCTTCGTAGCGTATGCTCTGCCGACTTCATAAGCAGGGAATACAGAAGGTATCTCAAGTATTCTATCAAGCTGGGTATCCACATCCAACGTAAGCGCGAACATCTGCAATGCTCTTCTCATCTCTATGGCTGCCTTCATCATATCTGCCATTTTTACACCTCCTTCCCTGTCAGCAGGATAGCCATTGCCTGGCGAAGTTCTTCGATCGTGCGATTCATGGCTTCCTCTGCCTTTTGTTGCTCGGACTTCTCGGCAAGAACAATCCAGGATCGTCCGTCTTCAACGCGGTTGCACACGAGGAACATATCCACGTAGTTCTGCGTGTCAGTCCCATCGTTGATGGCTACAGTCGCTAGATTGTCTTCAAACACAGAGTCATCTATGACCCCTTCGGCAATGTAGTTGTTGCCGTTCAGCTCCAGATTCTCAAGCCTTGTGCCATCATGTAGTGTGATTGTGTACATTACTATAACCCTCCTTATTCAATTTTTCGTACAAAGAGCCCATGTTTGCTCTTTGATGTTTACTCATCATGCGGTAGTGGTTCTGGAACCAGGATTTGAAGAGGTTGTCAAAGTCCTTTTCGGGTAGCTTATGGACAAGCTTCTTCATCTTCCTCCTCATAGCAGTCAGCCTCTTGGGATTGATCTTCTGAATGACCCGCCCTGTCTCTGCAAGCGAATACTGGATCTGCAGGAACCGCCACATGCTTGAAAGCTTGCATATCCGTGTCTTGCGGGTATTTACTGCAATGCCCAGATCCTTTGCGACAGCGATTATCCCCTGAAGCAATTCCTCGAGGAACTCCTTGCTCTCATGGATAGCATAGCTGTCATCCATGTACCGTCCATAGAACTTCACTCCCTTCACGATCTTGACGTAATTGTCAATCGGTATCGGATAGACAATCCCAGCTACCTGCGCAACCTGATCCCCGATATTCAAGCGCTTGTGCATGTACTTCTTGCCGGTCAATAGCGACTTGTCCACCATCTGGTATTCCAGCGAATTGAACACCACGTCCATGCATACTGCGTATTCCTCATCGCTCATGTACGATACATCTACCTTTGAACGGTCAATAATCCTTTGCAGAAAACCTAAGGCCCGTTCATCTGCTATATACTTCCTGAATTGCTCCATCAGGCGGTCATGCCGTATATTGTCGTAATACTTCGAGAAGTCGACCAGCAGGATATAGCCTTCATTGCTTCGATGCCTCTGGTAGTACTTTCGCAAGTGTACCAGCAATCGCTTTCGGGAAAAGCCTATGCCCCTGCCCTTGACGCTTGCGCCATTGTCATAGATCAAATACTTCCTTACAGCAGGCGTAAGTATCTCATCGCACAATGCGTGCTTAGATATCCTGTCACGGATCTGCTCCCCAGTGATGCGCCGTTCTTTCCCTCTTTCGCGCAGGGTGAACTCGATACTGGGCTGGAATTTGTAATCGCCACTCTCAAGCTCTTTCTGCAAGTCTGCCAGCCCAACCAGATACTCCATTTCGAATCTCTGCACCTGTGGCTTCCAATCGCTACCTTGCTTGGCTCTCAGGAAACTCTCATAGAGCAAATTCCCATCAAATAATTCACGTTGGCAACCGCAGTTCTCGTAAGAAGCGGTATCGTGTTTAGCATTTACCATATGGAAGGACAACCCCTCCTTTCTCTATCCGCAGAACGCTCGAATGGCTATCATCTGCGGAATCGAAATCGGGACGAACACCGGCCTCGTTTGACGCGTTGTTGTTGTTCGCATTGCCATTGTTGTTGACATTGCAGAAGTTAGATGCGGAATTAGAGATTGCCCCTTTGAATTTATTATCTGCTTTCCTCCAACCTTTAATCAAGTTGATCTCCGTCTGTATCATTTCAGCGAACCGAAGATAAGAGTTCACATCAACAGGCAATGTTTCAATCGCATATTGCAATTCCTGCATCAAGCGATAGCACTGGCCGACGGCTTCGTCTTGATGGAGCCTGCGCTGTACAAGCTCCTCATAGCAGGTTGGATAGATGCTGTTTGCAATGAAGACCTCTTTGGTTATTTCACGCAGACAGTCTACGATTACCTGCCTTTCGTCATAGATAAACCAATCATCGAAAGATGCATGCCTTTGTTTTAGGCGATCATAGCGCTTTCGCTCGTCTTCCGACAGCTCTGTGCAATCCCTGCCTCCGAACATCCTTGCTAGACGCTTGTCTCCCTTTTCACTGTTGTATCCGAAATCCCTCAAGAGAAGTTCCGTGATAGCTCTTCGCATCTTATACATGTGATGGAATACCTCAAACTGGGACGCCTTGCGCTTGCTCTTCAATACAGACATTCCTATTACCTCCATTGCACCCTACAAGAGGGTGCAGATTCCAGATTAAGCTTTGATAGAGAAAGCGGGACGAACACCGGCCTCGCCCGACGCGTCGTAGCCGTTCGCAAGGCCAAGGCTGCCGACATCGCAGAAGGCAGATGCGGAACAAACATCGCGGAGCCAATACCACTGCCTATTTGAGATAATATCTGGTCTAAATGCAAACAAAGGATATTGGCTCTTGTCGATAGTATAGTTATATGACCAGTTCTCGCCACTAAGGAAATTTGCAAATACTCTCCCGCCATACACGTTCTGCTCCGTCATCAGCTCCACAGTGCTGTCATACCAGCTATGGCCACTCTCATAATTGCCTGTGATGGCATTCTTTAGGAGTTGCCGATGCGTAAGGATATGCGCAGAGCCAAACGCATTGCTTATTGTTGTCTTTGCCTGCGCTAGCCCCTCCTTGTACATCTTGGAGCCAACGTATGCACCCGTTGCGACATTTGTATCGTTCATCACATGGTTGTACATGCTAGTGTCTGGAACAAGAGTCACATGATGGGTGTCGCATGATGTATCACCAGCCTTGTAGTAATAGTCGAACGCGGCAATACGATAGACGATATTGCCTATTGTCCAATAATCACCAATGTACAAACCATCGAAAGTGCCGGCTCCGATTGCAGTCCATTGCGCATCGGTAACCGTTGAGCCTAGGCTCTTGCCTCGGTAGATAGCGTTGTGTGCTCCCGCGTTGTTGTATAGCAACGGCGCTACTGAGCTTGAGATATTGTCGACCTCTGTCTTTGTCGCACCATCCGTAATCCCGTATCCAGCCAATGTCGTAGCCTTGGTCGCGAACTGGCTGACGTCTATCGACTCCGCGTAGCCCTTGGCGAGTTCCTTGTAGTACTTTGCGTTGTCCTCGAAGCCATCGCCTGATGTGACAGCTGTGCCGTTCTCGGTTCCCTTTGCAAAGCGCTCAGCTGTCTTTGCGGATGCAGATGCGGAGGTAGCGGACGAGGATGCCTCTGTAGCCTTTGTCGTTGCAACTCCTGCCTTCTCGGTCGCTGTCTCGGAGTAGGTCTTGGCCGATGCCATGTACTCGTTGGCACGTGTAGCGGAGGCGGATGCACTGGTTGCGCTGTCTTGCGCACTGGTCGCATTGGTTGCCACTGTGGATGCCGTAGCGTCTATCTGCTCCTTGATTGCATCAATCAGCCCAATCTGCTTCGTGCCTTCGTCGGTGACCGATTTGACCGATGATTCCTGTTGTGATGAAATAGCCGACTTTGAGCTATCGACAAGCATATTGAATTCACTGGTCTTGGTTGAGGAATTGTCATTGAACGCTTCAAGCTTCTCTTTGTAGTTGTTGTTGAAAGATGACTCTTTGGCAGTGATTCTTTCCTCAGCTTGGTCTACGGATTGCTTCTGGCTATCTATATGGTCTTTTGCTGTATCGACTGCATCTTTCACTTGTTTGGATTCCAATGCATAATATTTTGACGAGTAGTCGGTATTCTCTACGGGTCCATCTAACTTGCTAGCCCATTCCCTAGCAAGCTCGGAATCTGTTTTTGCAGAATTGAAATAGCCAAATATGGTATCGCTTGCCTTAATAGCCTCCTCCAGCTGTTCATTGATGAGAGATGTAAGAACTGGCTTTATTTCTCCTTTCTCATCAAAGCCGAGAAGCATATTGGCTCTCGATTTGGAATCTGGCATAACCAACTGTGTAGTATCAGATACAGAAGATAGCATCGCTCTAAGCAATTTCTCATCATGCTGCTGGATTAATTCGGTAAGCTTATCAAGAGCACCTTCCAAAACTTCTGCGTCTATTGTATTTCCGTTTCTAAGATCGACAAGCTGGTCAGGTTCCAGCTCCCTGATTATTGTTAAGTACATCTGCCCTTCAGGGAAGACATAGTTGGTTTTGAATACCACCTTTGGGCTCACACCGGTTTCATCGATTGTATAATTGCTGGATTCCACTAACGTATCGACGGTATTCCCTGTAAGCATTACCTTAATAGTATCCTTGCTTGGGTACTGAAAAGTAATCTCGTAGCCTGAAGCCAAAGGCTTTGATATGCCTTCTATAGAATAAATCTGCTTGTTGATTTTATTGCTGATCATAGATTATTGCCACCTTATTTCTTATTTATCTTCCAAGGAGAGCCTCAGGCTCCCCTGTCAATGCTCTGAATGCCTGTTTGATCCCCGATACAGGAAGACCAGAGAATAGGCCTACTGCCTCCAATGCCTTTCCAGTACCCTTCCACCAATCCCTATTGGAATATGATGTTAGAGCTTGGAGCATCTTATCCACTCCTGGGTAGACAATGACGCCATTGCTAGGGAAATCCCTTTCACCGGTTATGAGCTTCTGGGAGATGCCCTCAATGGAATTTCCTATGTATGGGATGGAAGACGCCTCTTGGGAAACCGACCAGTAAGCAACCTTGAGAAGCTTCTTCTTGATATCATCATCCCCTGAAAAACCATCTGCCACAAGCCCAAGTATTACTCCAGCCGCAGCATAGCCGAAAATAGTTCCGACTATTTTGGAAAACTCTTTATTTCTCTTGAACCCAATGATATTTGGGACAAGATTGTTCCATATCACATTCAATGATGTCTGGAACTGGAGTACGGCTTTAACGATCTCATTTTTGGATCTGAACATGCTTGCAAGTTCAGTGATATCGCCTTCAGGCTGTGTCCTGTGTATGAAATCATCCGCCCTCTTTACTGCCACCGCCTCTGCAAGATTGGTATCCATGCCCTGATCAAGATTTTCCTTAAGCCCCTTCTGGTACATCGCAAGCCAGTTTCCTGCAACCGCATATCTATCCACAAGGGTAAGCCCTATCTGTCCTATCTCCTCTTGCTTGTTCAAGGCTTTTGTGTACCACTTAGCATTCCACTGGTTCTGCCTCTTCAATGATTCATCGATTATCTGGTTCATTGTTCTATTCTTCATGAAGGAAGACTTCTCATTGATCATGTCGATGCTCTCGATTGGATGTCGAGCAATCTGGAAATACGCACCGGCAAGATGGGCAGGATCTATTTCTGAGAGTCCCGGCATCGGCGATGTTATGGCTTGGAGAAGGATTCCGGATATCTTCCATCCGAGATATGCAGCACCTGTTCTTCCTCTCAATATGGATGCAAGCGAATTGTTTGACCTCTCCATCAAATGAGGATTGGCAATCAGGTTTATATATTGAGTTATCTCATTTGCAAGGGCCTTGGAATACGCCTTGTCTATTGACCTTATAACCTCCCCATTGCTTTCAAAAATGCTTCTCAATTGCCTTACATAGCCTGCGAATTCGATAAGATGTTCTTGGTCTGCAACAGCCCTATCCCAGTTATTGAGCAATGAAAGGTCAATGTTCCTCTGCTTTCTTGGTGAAATCTCCACCCTTGGCACCAGAAAGCCCTTCTCCGGCGTCATCTGCACTTGGTTGGTGTTGAGGTTGAACAGGCTGTTGGCTATATCATCCTCGAAGTTGTCGCCAGAACGATCCGTTCTATGAATTGAAAGATAATAACCCCTGGCATCTAAAGGTCTGTTGAATGTATCTATGGATGCTCTGTTGAGCCTTCTTGTATTCTCGGGATTGTTGAAATCAGCGCCAATTGCCTCTACTAAGTCCATGAGGCCTCTATCCTCAAGCTCTCTCTTGGCAACAGCCAGAAGTTTTTTGTACCTTGCTTCACCGATTGCCTCAAGCTCGTTGTCATCCCTTATCAGATTTATGGAATCCATAAGATACTCATTGAGTATTTGGCCAGATCTGAAATCCACTGTCTTTCCGATATTGGTACCCTTCTCTTCCTCGGACAGCAAAGCTCCATAAGCTACAGCATTCCTGTTTGATTCATCATATTGAGACAGAAATACGTAAGCCAGCTGATCTATTGTGAAATCAGCAATCTTGCCACCAAGATCCACGGCAACAGTTTGGGCCATCTCGTCTAGATTCTTCTCTGTCAAGTACGGCTTGACGGTATCGGTCCTCTTCTCGATAGCCATCTGTTCTCTGCCTTGATGGTATCTTTTCTCATCGACTAGGAGCTTATATGCATAGCCTTTTTTCCCAAACCCTCCATCGATGAGCTGTGCAAGCTCTTGCATCCTGAATGTGGAATAGAGCCCTTTCTCGAGTTTGGATTTGAAGGTTCTACCCTCGGCAAGCCTGTTTGCAGATCCCGGAAGAGAATCCTTGATTCTCCCTTTTTCCGAAAGGGCGTTGATGATGGATCTCTGGATAGAATAGCGCATTTGCTTCTCTGCCTCTTTCTTCGCGACAAGGACCTCCTTTCCCTTCTGCCTTAAATCCGTAACCTGCTTGGCCAGCTGTTCAAGTTCGTCGATCGTCCAGTCATTCAAGGGACGCTTCTGTTCTGTTAGCCTATCAATAAGCTCAGGACTCATATATTGCATAAGATCCAGCCTCTGGGCATCATCGAGATGGTTAAAGTAATCCTTGGCCTCATCCACCGTCATAGTGGAATAGCCAGGATCCTGCTGAGGATCTTCTTTGATATCATAAACCCATTCCCTTCTGAAAGTTGGGTCGATGAGCGCTTGGATGGCCATGATGGCTTCCGCAGATGTATCATAGTCAATTGAATTCAGGTTGACTGGCCTCATGATTGCCTTGGCAATGCTTTCCTTTTGATGCCTGATTCGCCTGTATTCCCTCTCTTTCTGTTTCTTTGCTCGCACATCATTCTTCAAAGCCTTGATGCTGTCACTGTATTTTATCCTCATCTCATCGATTCTCTTGGTTGCTGTTCCAAGCCTTGATTCAAGCCTTTTGATTTCGTTTCTATGTTCTGTGTTCTCCTTGCTCTCTTCGCCTAGCCTTGCTCTGAGATCATCGATAGCTTTCAGAAGATGCTGGTTCTCTTTGCTCTTGCTTCTGATAGCCTTGTTGAGGGCTTTTACTTTTTCATATGTCCGTTGGTTCTTGTCAATAAGCTTTGTAATCCTTGCCTTGTATATTCCAAGCTCTCTTTTATCGATGACAGGAGCCAAACCCTCTATTGAACCTTTGATTTGGTTCAGGGCCTTGTTCACATCATTGCCATTCAACATAAGATTTCTGACTGTGGCATCAAGCATCTTCGCCCTTACATCCTTCATCTCGGATTCGGTAGAAGCCTTTCTTGCCTCGATGTTATGCCTTATCTCTTCATTGTCCTTTGTGGATTTTCCTTCGGTCCAATAGAGCTCCCTGTCATCGACAGATGAGACAAAGAGATCTGGATACAATGCCTTCATATCCCTCATGTAGTTGGCTGTTCCCAGCTTTGCTCCTAATGCCTTGCCCTTTGATCTGGAGCCTTTTGCGGTTGCATTCCTCTGGTAGGATTCCTCGTCATTGAGATTGTTGAGGACTCCCCATAGCTCGGCATACCTTGAGCCAAGCTTATTCTTGATTCCATTATCCTTGTCGCCAATAATTGAATTCCTGAATGTGTCAAGGATTGAATAGGCACTTGATATTATTCCATCCCTTTGCTCTAGCTTCTTGCTGATTTCCGATAGGCTGTTCTCAAGGCTTTCCTTGCTGTCTTGGAGATTCTTCATATCCTTCTCTGTCTCGGCAATCTTGTCATTTTGGTATCGTATAGCTTCTTGGATGGCTTTTGCTTCCTTGTCGTCTATATCTCCTCCGAACTTCAAAGTGCCGTTCTGAATCTTCTCGACAAGATCATCGCGATTGATTCTCCTTGCGATATCAGCCAGTTCGGATACGGAAAGAAGATCAAGCTTCTCCCTTGATGGCAAATCCAAGCTTCTCTTAGATTCGATGAGCGTTGACGGAAGCATGCCCTTGTCGTTGACTAGAGGCGCTAGAACGTTCCTGTAGAATCTTGCATTCTTGGAAAGCTCTTTGAAGGCCTTCCTCTCAAGGCCTGTGGTCTTGGGATAAGGCGCATTCTCAACCGCATACTTGGCAGCCTTCCTCACATCCGCATTAGTAACTTGTCTTAACACCCTATTCTGCAAGCCAACCCTGTATTCCTCGTCAGTAAAAGGATAAACCTGCCTTATCCTTTGGTATCTGTGATAGGTCTTGTTGTATTCCTCCTCGTAATAGGCATTGAGAGTCGGAGTATCGAGCATGATAGCTTCCCCGATTATTCCCAGATACTGCCTCATGGTCTTTGGATTCTTTATGGCCTCGACAAAAGTCCTGTCCTTCTCCTCTTCTGTGCCATCATAGGCAATATCGGGCTTGTTTGCCTCGGCAAAATCCCTCCATTCCATATCCATCTGCTGAGCATTGACAACAATCTCATCAGATTCTGTAGAATTCTCTATGCTTTCGATTGAAGAAGAAGTCTTCTCGACATCTGTCTTCTTTGATTCATTGGAAAGCATATTCTCGTAATCGATTGGATCTTCGACTTCCTCGCCATAATAGATGTTTGGATCCCAATCATCGGAGAGCTCTGAATCAAAGCTGTTGTAATCAGGGAAAGCAGCTTTTATCTCCTCATCGCTTACGGAAAGCCTTTCTATCGCATCGCTGGCATCCTCTTCCGTCTCTATGCTATCGAGCATATCAAATCCGGAATCCTCGTATTTATCCTGGAATCTGATATGGTCCTCGATGCTGATGTTCTTGGCATTGAAGATAACATAGTTCCTGTCCCTGCTCTTTTTGCCACTCTGGGAATCCGCCGGATAGTTGATGCCCTTTATTCCTATGGAATCAAGGAACAAAGATGCCTTCTTGTCGCTGTTGAAAAGCTTCTCAAGGTATATATAGAGATTCTCGCCCTTGACGCCCTCTGCATAGAAGTCGTTCCTCTCCCATTCCTCTGTCTCATTGTCTATTATTCCCTTGGTTTTGAGATTCTTCCATATCTTATCCATCATCGAATCCGATACAGGCTTGTCCCAATAGATGTAAGTTCTGTTCGGGATATCAACAGTATAGACATGATGCCCATCTGCGTGGGCTTTCTGAAGGTCAGAAATCAACCTCTCGTACTCTTCTATGCGACCATCCACTACCTTGATGCCCGTATTCTTTTCTGGTGTATCGTTGAATGCATCTTGCTTCCATTTCGCGGCAATGCTCTGCTGTGTCCAGTTCCCAGCGCCATAAGTATCGTTATACATGCGCTTCTTGAATGCTGGGATCTTTGCAACTCCTCTTAGCATCGCTTGGTATTGCTCATTGTTATCCCAGTATTCCTCGGTCTTCCTTCTTTCAAGCTCCGCAATCTTTTCTTTTTTCTCTTTTCTGCTTGCATCAAGCCTTTTGCTATAGAATTCGATATCCTCTTCTACAGACTCCTTGTCTCTGCCAAGCCTTTCGGCATAATCGGTTGCAATGGACTGCGATGACGTGAGATAGATTCCCCACCCATAGTGTTGGCTTCCCTCTCCAGAGTTGACCTTATCCGTGCTGAATTCATCAAAGCCGTATGGCGAGCCATGATAGGCGGTCTGGAAAAGAATATTGTCATTATTTGAATCGAATGTACCTATGTTGTCTGTGGCGGACTTTGCATCATTGCTATTATGGAATGCAACAATAGCACCTTCGAATTCTCTTGGGTCATCTCTCCAGTCATTGTCCTTATAAACCTTTATGACAGTATCGGAAAATGATGCATCTCCATTATCCATTAAGTCGATCGCTTCTGCGAAAGATGATGCTTTCATTTCTTTTTCTCTGATATTCAAAAACAGAGGCATTACATTTGAACCATAATATGAGGCTTCCTTTCTATCTGAAATCGCAAACATTGTCCCATCTGGGTAATCAGCCATCCATGCGGATTCATATTCTTTGCGATCTTCCCCTTCATAGCTTGTATCGAAGACATCAAAGCTTGCTCTTGTGCCATGGTACATAACCAAAGGCTCTCCGTTTTCATCAACAACTTTGCTTGCATTGTCAGGATTGTTAATCCAGTCTCCAAACCACTTGATGAAGCTTGGCGTTCGAACTTGCACCCATTGCCTTTCTGTGAGGTTCGTAGGTTTCCCATTCGGAGCTTTCATCCACTGGTCTGTGCCTTTGTACTTTGCCTCAACTGCTTGATATTCATCATAGTTGGTTGTTTGGTACAGAATATCTACATTGACATCTGCTGACTCTGATGGTAGATTAACTATGGAGCTTGACGCTCGGTATTCCTCTTCGGAGAGTTTACCATCAATGAGGTTAGGCTCTTTTCTTATTCCAGTAAGCTCAATTGTATATAAAGTATTACTATTACCTTTAGGCATTAAGGATTTTTTTACAAGCATCTCAGCATATCCTGTTTTACTACCTGGAATGAATCTTATTGGAGTTTCATATCTCATTATTCGAACATTAGCGTTATTATCTCGATCTAACTCCTCTGAGATCTTCAGAGAATTTTCAAAAAGTATATCTACATTAGATGCTGCTGTATTATGTTCCCAAGCCGTAAAACCATTAGCTAATGATTTACCTCTAGCTTTGTTGGAAATCATCTTATTTCTTCCATTGGAGCCAAAGCGAACAACAGTGCCATCATGTTTGTTTACGATGTCTTTCCCTTGCTTTCCCTTTAGATACCTAATAGCATCTGCGTTGTTCTTCGCATATACAGCTTCATCCTCATTTCCTTGAGAAATGATATCTGATTCATCATTGCTGTTTTGCATAGCTATCGTATTGCTTGTCAGGTCTTCTGAAGAATCGAAACCCATCAGCCTGTCATATGCCTTTGCGATATCCTCATTGAGGGCAACACCATCGCGCAATGTCCTGTAAACCTTGTTCATGAACTCTGCAAGTTTCCTGAGAATGGCCCTTATGCCATCTGGCAAGCTCTTTCTCTGGGAATTGGTGGAGGATCTGTATGCCTCGTACAAACGTGCAAGGTTCTCCTCCACATCCCCATTCCATGAGTAGTCATCAGCGTTAATAGAAGAAAGGCTATCCATTATGGAATCGATATCGGCACTGTTTCCCCATATTGCCTTATGATCATCTATAAAGCTTCTTAGATGCTCTTTTGATACTTCATTGGAGAATGTATCGGCAATTGCCTTGGAGAGCTCCCTTGACTCGTTTCTCCGTTGTCCAGTAACAACGTGGAAAAGTTCATGATTAAATGTTGATATGTCAGAATTCTGCCCCGCATATATCAATGCCTTGGCTTTTGATGTCGCGCCTCTTATATCAGCCTCGTTTCTTCCTCGCAACTGTGCTTTCATAAGAGTATCAGTGCTTTCAAAGCGCATGCCTTTGTTTACAGATGTCAGAATATCTCCCCTGTCGGCTATCGAATAGAGCCTTGCTGCGAGTGTAGCCTCTTGCTGTGTAAGATTTGGAGAGTATGACCTTATTTCATTTGCTAGCGACTTTATATCTTCATCGGCGGTTTTTGCCCTAAACTCGTAGTTTAGCCCTGCTTGCTTTCCCTTTGGATTTGATGCTATGAGATTTTCCTTTACCTTTATAAGCCCCGCTGTCTTTGGCTCCCATTTTACTTCCGTCTCAGTCGACTGGATTGCATCTATGGCATCGAGGACCATTTCTTCCCTTATCCCCTCATAGCCTCTTCGTACCCTAACGGATTTGATATCTATGTTGTTTCCATCAGTGTCCAGTGTTACCGCGCCATAGACGGCCTTTGTATCACCATTGCCAAAAGAGATTGTATAAGAGCTGTCGCTATTTGTCTCGACTGCATGAAAAAGGGAATTGTCATCATTTCTGTAGACTTCGCCAGAAGGAAGAGCTTTTGCAGTCTCAACCCCCATGCTGTCCACCGTGGAATATAGCTCATCTGCAATTGTCTCGTTCGATTCGAGAACCGTTCCGCCAAACACTTCGGCCTGTGTCTGCTCCTTGGCCTCGTAGATATTGCGTTTTGCCTTCTCAAAATCCTCTGATGGCACATTGTCTGGTTTCTTTATATCCCTTGTGTTGTCCACATACTCAACCCAATCCTTGGATTTGTTTGCGGCTCTTCTCAAGTTAACAGCTATATCTGTGTACCCCGCGAATGAGGCAGGTACATGCAAGCCACCATATACAAGGCCATTGATGATTCCCATCTTGGCTGCTTCCAGCCCGTCTCCAAGGATCTCGCCCATTGATATATCGACAGGGAGGTTTATAGATGCTTTGTAGGCGGCTGTGACCAATTCATCAGTTATGGTCTGTGGCAATTCATTGAGAAAGCCTTCATCCAAAGCCTCTGTGACCCAATCCATCCCAGCTTGAGCCAGTCTCCTTGATGCGCCTCCAGCATCAAGATTGAAAAGCATATCAGATCCGAACTTTGGCAAGGTCTTGCCTGTTATCTTCCCTATTCCAATATTCAAGCCTCTTGAGAATACGCCATCGACAAATGTTTCTGTCAAACCAACAAATGCCCCATTGACTTCTGACAGCGCATTGGCAATGTCCTTCTTCTGCGGGACACCTGCATTGTCATGCATCATATCCCAATAAGTGCTTCCCCTAGTCTGAGATCTCATCTCATCTGCTGCGACAAAAGCAGAAGTAGCAGCAGAAACAGTTCCAAGCACTGTCGCCGCTCCAATCCCCGCTATCGGATTGACAAGCCCAACGGCAAGGGTTCCCAACCCTTTGACGGCAGCACCTGCCGCCGCTCCTTTCAATGCCGAGTATGACATATACCCAAGGTTTCCCAGTACAGAGGTTGTTATCTCATCAAGCTTTGACGTTGGAATTGCGGAGGATACATCCCCCAGATCCTTTAATTCTTGTAGAATCTCATTCTCAAGTTTTTCAGCTTCTTCTGTTTTTCCTGCCAGATCCAACTCTCTCCACCTATCCTGTTTCCTGCTGATATCTACTAACGTGAATCCGTTCTTTACCTTCTGGAAAAGGCCAACGTCATTAGCCTCATAGCTCTTGCCTGTGTAGTATTCGGATATGGAATCAAGATTGAAGTATGCTGTGGTAGCGTCAAGTTCTGGATATAGCTGGGAAAGACCGGAGGCCGCCGCGTAGCGTGACAATGCATCAATCGGGTCATCAGAATTTGCGACAAGGGCTTTTATCGTCTTTGCCTCATCTTCGTTGAATTCAAAATCCTCGCCTCGCCAGAGTTTGAAGAAAGCCATCGCCCTATCAAGAGTCTGCCCTAGCGTCTCATCATTGCTTGAGAGATGTCCATCATCCGATATTATGCTATCGGATGAATGGTCATCAGCTGTATCTTGCTGTCTTGATATTTGCGTTTGCTTTGGATCAGAAGAGAAGAGGGCATCCTGTGCCTGCTCATCATCGTCCATTGGCTCTGCATAATCCATCAAGCTTCTAATCCTCGGAGTTTTGATATCTCCTCTTGCCTGATTGCTCATTCCGTATAGATCGCCGATAAGTGCTGCCATAGAAAAACCCTCGCTTACAGAAAAGATTACTTTCTAATCGCAAGGGATTCATTACACGCTGTTACTTTCTTTTCTTGTCCTGGGCATGGATGCGGTATCTAAGCAGTGTTGCGAATGGCTGCAAGGTTCTGTCAGAGGTTATAGCCTTTTCGAATTCCGAAAGGGAATAGCTATCAAGGATCGCATCCCAGTCCGTAGCTTCATAGTCGATGCTTTTTCGCCCTTGTGACGTTTTGAATTTTATCATCTCACTTAACGGCTCTTTCTTATCGCCTTGTCTATCATCCTTCATGCCAGAGCCATTGTCTTTGTCAACATCCACAGCCTCTGGTGCAACTTTGTTTTTGTTTATGAATTCATTCATCTTTGCAGCAGTTGTGAAATCCGATGGGATGCCGGTGCTTTCCCAGCGGTAGCCATCGCCATCTTCCGTTGGAACATACTTCTGGATATAACCATCCTTGATTGCATAGGTCGTGAAGTCCTTGGTATGGACAGCGGGAGAGAGCACCATATCGCCATTCTCGTCCCTGGCTGGAACAGCTGTAACGGCCAGCTCCGATTGCGGCTCTCCTGTAAGGTACGAGACTTGAGTCGCAACCATCGATACGGAATTCTCATAAGTCTGCTTGATGCCATCCGAAGCGAAATGATACCCAGGCAGAGAGTCCTTCTTGCTTCCTTCTGCATCATCGCTATAGATGAAGTACTGGGAATTGTTGCTTGACCATATATCGTTGTTGGTTTTGTTGAATGACTTAAGAGCATTCTTTGCATCGGTATCCGTGTTGTCAGGAATGGCTGTACCGTCAAATATCTTCTTCCATGTCTTATCGGAATATCCTATGGCTATCTTCTGCCCAAGATTCCTGCATACAGCAGAGAACTCCTCAGGTGTAGCGGATGCGCCATTGTCATAGATCCAGTCCGCAAGGTATCCCGTATAATAGCCGTCCAGCTCGCTCAATTGCTGCGCTTCCTCATTTGACAGATTGCTTGGCGAGTTTAATCCCAGCGAGATCTTTACTGAATCGAATTCCGACTTGGCTATCTCCTGATACTTCTTAGGAATGTAGTTGTTGTAGATCTTGTCAAGAAAACTATTGCGAACTGTATCTATCTTAGTACCATATAGGTCCATATCGGATTCATCCCCTTGGATTTGTTTCTTAAAGAGACTCGCATTATTGTTGAACATAGCATAGGCTTGCTTGCCATTAATAGTCCCGCTATCAAATTGGGACATCACATTATCCTGTGCTGTCTCATAGTCGGCAACAAGGTTTCTGTTGGCTGTCCTTATCTTAGTCAATGATGTGCTTGTCTCTGTGGCCAGGGCCTTCTCCTTGCTTGCAATCTCGCTGGAATACGTTTCCAGTGCTGAAATCTTGACATCCTCAATGTTGTAGAAGAGGGAATCGAAATCTCCATTCTTGATCATATCAAAAGTTGTCTGCAAGGAAGCTAGCCCTTCATCTGAGTCCTTAGAGAATTGATTGCTAATGGTGGTTGAGACAATAGTCCGTTGCTGGGACTTTAGGGATTCTTCAACAGACTGCCATATCTCAGGCGCTTCATTTGCATACTTCTTGTACATGCTCTCATATACCTGATTGGCTGTCATGCTGTTCTCTGGGTCAGTACTTGTCAATGCGCTTTCCATATAATCAGAAGCCTCTTGCTTGACGGATGCAGCACGGATATTCACAGCATTGGATGCCAAGGAGTAAGCGCTCTGCCTTTGTTGTTCCGTCATATAGCCTCTTTCATCGGAATATATCCAATCAAAAGCCGCCTGCTTACCCTCCGACAGTGCAATCTGCGAAGCTATCCCGATGTTGCCTTGCTCCATCACTTCCTGCAAGTACATATTCGTCTTGTACTGCTTGTCCGCATCAGTCCAGTCGGTCCTTCCTGTTATGACAGAGACTCCTTGTATTGTTCCCATGTTCCACAGGTCAAGATTCCCATTTGCTTGAATATAGGATGCCACATCGGCATCCTTGGCATTTTGGAGGTTGTTTGTAAAGTTTGCATTGAGGCTTTCGTAGCTCTTCTTGACAGCAGAGCTGAAACCATTGTTTACAAGATTCTGGATCCCGATATCAAATGATGCAAGTTGGTTCTTCTTGACATCCGACATCCCCTTGCCATTGTCTATTCTTGCCCTTGATTCCTGCACCCACTCCTCGAATTCAGGGGCAAGGATGAGCTTCATGTTCCCTTCGCCATCATCGCCGAAATACGTTGTTCCGTTCTGGATGGTCTCATTGAGCTTCTGCTGTCCCTGGGCAAGCAGCATATTGTTGACTGTCCCTGCTTCTGCAACCTGCGATTCCTTGACGGTCTTGTATATTGCAGAGGTGGTATCTATGACTTTCCCTATGATATTCAAGACAAGATTGGCTTGTTCTGCATCCCTGCTGATATCCCTCATCTCTGCGCTTACAGCCATCAAATCCCTGTTTGTATCCATATCTATGGATTGTGCCGCTGCGTTGCCCATAGCCTCCAGCGTCTGGTTCTTTTGATTGAGGGCGTTCATTTGATAAGTACTGTTTCTGTAAGCCTTCGGCATGCCTTAATCTCCTTCTTTTAGCTGTTGTTCCAATGTATTTCATACTTCTTGTTGAATTCGTCTATCTCTTCCTGGCTAGCAAGACCATAACGTGCTTTTTTTTGCAACATCTTGGTATCAGCTCGCACACTCAATGCGTTCTTGTCTAGCCATTCCTTTGCAATCTCTTCATTTGTTTTTTTGTACTCGCTATTATCCAGAGGAATACCTATATCTCCATAGGCCTTTCTGTATCTCTCAACGAATGCATCTATCTCTTCCTGGCTCTTTCCTGCTGTTCCTGCATACTTCTGATAATCCTTGAGGGCATCGACTGCATTCTGTTGCAACGTCTTTATAGTGACCTCATAAGTCCTTTCGATATTTTCCCTGTTGATCTTGTTGGCTTCAGCCATGTCAGTATTCTGGTATTCCAGTTCTTCTCGATTCTGCTCCCATTCATAGAGTTGCTGGTCAAGTGCATGCTTGGAGGAATCAAGTGCATGCTCCGATTTGGTTATGTCGTATTGAGCCGCTTGGATATTGAGATTGTTCGCCTCGATGTTTGCATTGATTGCAGTTGTAAGTGCAACGAACTCCCTCGCAAAGGATCCTGAGCCAGCATCATCAAAAGAGCCATCTATGTTGAATCTCAAGTCGGATCCGACGTATTTCTCTATCGCATCACGCTGTTTCAGCGCAGAGGCTTGATAAGCGCCTACCACAGCTCCCGTTGCTCCTGCCATGACATTGGCAAGAGATTTCTTGCTCATCAGCTCTGCATAATTTGCATAGCCCTGCTTTGCCGCATTCTCCTTCTCAAGCTGGGATGATTGCAAGTAGGCGGCTGCTTCTGTCTGTCTCTGCAAAAGCATCTTGTGTGCAAGATCCAGAGTATTGTTGGCATCAGCTATATTGTTCTGGAGCTCATCTCTATATTGCGTTAGAAGGTTATCCTCGCCGTCAAGCATCCCTTGGTACATCTTAAGCCACTCGTTGTTGACAGAGATATTATGCTCGTTGTCCTTTATCCCCAACTCAAGCCCAGAGATATAGTTCAGCTGTTCCTGGATCGATGTAAGGTTGCTATTGAGGATATTGCTACTGCTGTTTATGAAGTCTATCGCTTCCTGCTTTGCCTGGGCTTGTCGTGCTCTCTCGTTATTCCTATAAGATATCGCTCCTCCGACAGCAGCTCCAAAAGCCGCTGCGATTCCAAAAAAAATCCAACCCACTTTCTATGCCTCCGTTATTGAATGTTTTATGATGATTGCGCATATGCAGAACGGAAATGGATCTGATGCAACTATAACCACTCTGTCATCATCAAGAACAGCAGTACTGAACTGTGTGGACTTATCCCCTGTATATAGCTTATAAGCCTCTCCATAGAGGTCATCGCCATATATCCTATAGAGTACCGGTCTTGCCGATTCTATCAAGTCGATCGCCTTTGGATATGGATATCTAGAATCATCAATATCCGGCCTTAGGGCTATACTTCCGCCTACCGAGTTGAAAAGCCTCAGAGTTACCGATGCAACAGCCCTGATAGCACCTTGGCTCGTACCATTGGCGGGAAGCTCCGTTCTTAAGGTTCCAGCAACCATGGCAAAAGGGATACCTGCATAATCAGTCTCGTTGTCCACACTCCCTACTTCCCATTCTCCATTGGTTATGTCTTGGGCAAGAATCTTAAGAATCCCCGTTGAATCTTCCTTGTAATTAATCATCAACTCTGTAGTTCGCCCTTGGAAAAGAGGTTTAGCTGTCTGCCCTTTAGAAAACTTCTGCCAGCAATCAACGCATGGGTATTTCCAGATTGAAGACGGAGCAACTATCTCAAGATTCTCGATTGTCCTTGCTTCTCCGCGCCTCATAATCAATGTCAATGCGCAATAGCCATCCTCTCCGCCTTGTATAGCTTCGATCCATTCCGGATAATCATCCCCATCGAAGACCATCCTGGACCATGCGATAATCTGTCCCGATTCAAAGTAGCAGGCCAAAAGGTCATTGTCATTCGACAAGACCCAGAGTATCGGCATCTGGCCATCGGTGACACACATCTTCTTGATTCCATTGAAGAGATATTGCGCAACCGCGGCCGAAATATCCGAGCCCGAATAGGAATCATAGCTCTGGTTGTACGCTATGCATCTCACGCTCCTGTTGTCGACCCCCGCAAAGAACACGAACGAGCCCAGTGTGTATGCCTGCCTGCCAGCGGATCCATAAGAAAGAGCAGGAGAAAGGCTGAATGGATAATCTGCTGTAGATGTTATCGTAGTATTCCCTGCATCTGCATATATAGATCTTCCTGTTGCCAAGAGAAAATTCTGATGAGCAATTACCCATCGAATATTAGAACCATACATGTCTGAGTTGAGATAGATTCCTGCCAAGTCTGCAAGGCCTAGATCTTCCCAAGCCATTGTTCCACTCCCATTGTTAACATAGACCTTCATTGATGTAGTGAAATCGTTGAATCTATATTCGCCTTTATCTGAATCGTATGATCTGGAGAACCAAATCATTTGAGGATTGTTGTCTGTTGCTAACAAGAACCACCGGCCTCCATAGAAGAGTTGCAACGATGGATAATCTCCTATCTTATCGAAGGTGATTGCCGTAGTCTTGAAGTCGCCCTCCGCTGGCGTTTCAGGGTTTAATGCCTGTACGAAGGAAATCTCTGCAGGCGCTTGCAACTCTCCACCAGAAAGAGACATCTTTCTTGGCTTGTACAGGTGATGGACTATATATAGAGCTCCTTGGTTAGATACAACCGAAAGCTCGGGAACATCTGCAATTGCATAAGGTGTAGCCACATCTTCGCCGAAAGAGGCTGTGCCACCATCTGAGAATTGAGAGAAGGTTATAATTCTAGCCTTTTTGTCTCCGAACTCGACACCATAGATTTTACCATCGAAGAGATAAGGAAAGACTATAGAACTCTGATAGGCATTGCCCTCGTATTGCGTCCCATGTCTTTTAACAATTCCGTAGCCTGGGCCATAAAAGATGTTCTCCGCTATGGACAGGCCTTGCTGATACGCTGTCGCGCCGACCGCTCCTTCCTGTATTGGAGAGAGCAACCCGCCTGTGAAACTGTACTGTATAGTCCTGTAGCTCTGGCTCATATCAACACTCCCTGTCTTCCGAATAGAATCCGGTCAAGGCATATGGCAACTGTTCCCTATGTTTGCCTGAAAGGGTCAACGCCCTGGACAGCTGGCTCTCATATTGGGATCTCAGAAGGTTTGCCAAGGTCTCGTTGTGAGCAATCGGGCCCGCAAGTCGCGATGCAAGCAAAACGCTTATCAATGCTCTGGCATAATAGGGGATATCATTAGGCTCCGAAGGAAGTGGAATATACCTTATGGATACGGATTCGGAATCGGTGAGGATTGCCCCCTCTATCAATTGCCACCTCTCGCGTTCCCCATCGAGAACGACCTGCCTTATGTAGGCACAGGATGAAGGCACCTTGTAGGAATACATGAACAGGCTTCCGTTTTGCGAGCCATCGGCTAGCCTTGGGAGCTCCTCATACCTTGATATGTCATCCAACGGAAGAGAGGAATAGACCTCCTCCACAGCCTGCGGGAGAAGGACGGTCACATAATTGGACTCAGAAGTTCCCTCGTCCATCTTAGTGAGCATCGAGCTTGAGATCATAGCAAGAGATCTATTGACTATGTCAAGCCATTGTACGTTTGAGAAATCCAATTACAAAACCCTCCTTGGAATATAGAACTAAAAGAAGAGCCTGCTGACTGGTCATGTCCAGCAGGCCTTGTCTGGTCAGTTGGATTTAATTGCCTTAACTATGCCTCCTCGGCTCCGCCAAGTTCAATGTGAGCGGTAATGGCTCCGCTCTTTGCAGTTGCGGTTCCTCCTGCCCGCACATATCTCAGAAGCTTGATAGGGACTGGAATCTCAACGGTATCACCGATGGCCATCGCTGAAACCAATGCCCCCTGTCCATATACCGCAGTGGGCGTTGCTGTTGCGCCAGAAAAGACCATGGGAGTGAACCCTGTAACCGCTGCTGTGGCGGTATATACGATCTTTGCGGGGACATCAGAACCAAAGTAATTAACGTCGTTCTCTAAATCGAGGACGTTGGCACAATATGTTACAGCCGAGGATTCCCCGAATGCTGTGATTGCACCAAAATCCAATAGTTTATCCATCATTTTCTGCCTCCTTATACGACTGCTGTCTCCACGGAGCTGATCGCATCCATGGACAGAATAGGAATGTTCACGAACATGGTCACTGGCCCGAAGCCCTCGATCTCGACAGTCCTAAGATTCGAGGCCTTGTCAAATACAGCGATCTCGAAAGCCGACTGGATATCGCTGTTTGTGAACAGGAATCCTGACCTGCCTCTTGATGGAAGCTTGTTCTTCCCCTTTATAAGGGCATGCACAAGCTCTGCTGCATCCACTGTATCGACATCGATGTTGCAATATCTCTGCAATGCCCTCTCCTGCCTTACTGACAAGCCAAAGTTGATTGCATAGTGCTGTACCCAGCCCCAGAAGTAGCCACCGCCGACAGCTTCGCATTTCTGCAATCCCATATCCTGCGACTTGATTCCAGGTGTTGCACCAGGGGCGTATCTGAGCGACACGGTGTTGGCACCGAACTCGACTAGATACATAGAAGAGAGATTGCTGCCAGTGCCTCCTAGCGAGAATGTGAATTCATTGGATAGCTTGTTCCTTCTTGCGGATAGGCCCTCAAAGCCCTTTGCAGTGTTCTTGTTGCCATTCAGAAGGACTTCGTTCCAGCCATTTGAGAACCCAGCGAGATTCATCGCGTCCTCTGACATTCTAGCAGCCGCTGGATCCGGAGCGGTCTCTATAACCTGTATATCCACCTCCGAATCGCCTTCATATGAGACTACTGGGTCCGTCTTGACATGTGTCTGCGAGGACATCTTTGTGATGCCTTCGTTGGCCGCCCTAACAGCTCCCTTTCCAAGCTTGTCAGCGACCAGTGTCTCGTGGAATGAGCCTTTGTTAGCGGGAAGGACTGCTGCGACACGCAGGAAATCGTTTTGCTGGACAAGCTCCCCAAGGAGCGATTCATAGCCAACGTACTTCTCTCTTCTAAAGGCTTCCACAATGTTCATTCTTTCTGTTGAAAAAACTGTTGCCATAATAAAAATGACCTCCATTGAGAATTGGATGTGAGCAGGATGCCAAACGGCAGAGCTTACATTCCCCTCTTGTGGAGGTCCTATATCACTTAACCTTTCCCTTGCGGGTATATCCCAAGAACCACATCGAAAAGCATTAATAATGCTCTGATTCGATTCTATGTTCTAGACAAAGGTTTTTCATTACACGCTGTTACTCAGATACTCAATCGAACCTTCTGGTCTTGCACCATTTGTAGAAATTGTCGGAGTACATGGTCTTTGTCAGCTCCTTCTCCCCTTCTTCTCTATGCTCTTGAGACTCTTGCCCAGCGTCTTGAGAAGGATCCTTATCATCATCTTCCTCATTCTCATTCTTTCTCTCCTTCCCTTCCTCCTCTGGATTGATATTCCCTATCAAGTCATCCAAGAAACCAGCCATCATTTTTTCCCTCCATAATAAGCATCATTGAATTCCTTTCCGTACATGTTCCTGTTCTCATTGCCATTCGCGGGATCTCCTCCAGGAACCGTATCCATATTGGCCTGCCCTGCATGTTTTCTTGAATATGCCGCAATCTTCTTGATGAAATCCGTGTTATAAGACATGCCACTCTTCTCAAGGATATCGCCAAGCCCCGATTCCTCGGCAAATGCCTTGTATGCCTTTGTATCCCTCTCGGCAGCGCTTGCCCTATCCACATCGGTTGGAATCTCCTTATAGCTTGCCTTCAATGTCTCTCCAAGGCATTTCTTTCTTTCCTCAATGGCAGATTGCATAGCCTCGAGGTTGTGCTTGGCCAGCTTTATCATGATTGCACCAAACGCCTCTGATTGCCTCTCAGAGAGCATAGCCTTGTGGCAGTTCTCCTTGATTATCCTCATCGAGGTGTCATCCAAACCTGCCTTCTGGAGATTCTTCATCGGGTATGCATCGGCCGTCTCGGGGATTCCAAGCTTCTTCGCGAATTCCTTGACAGCCTCAGGATCCTTGCCATCAGGAACAACAATAGAGCGCTTTGATGCGTCCCTTAAGGAACTGTTTTCCCTCAACAGGCTAATTGCTGCATCTGCAAGCTCATCAATCTTCTGGTACTTGTACAGCTGTTTGTAATCATCGCTATCAGCCTTTGCTGGCGCTACCTGGCTGAAATACTTCGGCCTCTCGTAGGTCTGCCCAGAACTGTTATTTGAGCCATTGTCGCCATCGCCATTTCCTGCATTGTCTGGCGCTCCAGATTCGCCACCTGCTCCGCCTTCTCCATCAGGAGACAGAAGAAACCTGTCTTTAAACATCGTCCACATGATAATCCTCCTTCAACATCGGAATCACCGGTCTTGCCTGCGAGGCAATAGATCTCACATAGTCATAGACACTGCTTGCATCATAGACATTCATCCTAGAGAGGATGGTGTTTGCTATGGCTATCCTCTGCGGATCAATGCGCTCGGGCATATTAGAAAAATACCCCAACTGGGATAGAATGTCGCTCAGCACCATTACTCCGTCATCCCCTGAGAATACATGCTGGTATGCTACCTGCAACCTCGTGAGGTTCTTCCTTTCGATTTCATCCATTATCCACATTCCTCCTCTATCTTAAAAACAAGTCCTTATACTTGCTATTCTCTTCCTCTTGGGCAAGAGAGCCTTGCTCTGGAGCTTTCTGTGTAGCCTCATAGCTTCTTGTATCGGCCTCTTGCTGCTTGATCCTCTGCTCGGCCTCGCTCTTCTGCCTCTCCGCTTCAGCCTGTGCCATGATAAGCTTCTCAGCTTCAGCCTTGTTCCTTATAACCCTTGCATCAGCACCAGTGCCTTCACTTACAGCCTGTACATACCCAGAGAAGTCGATATAATTGATGAGTGTAGGGTCTATCTGGATGTATGGGAGGATTATATTCATGGCGTTAATCGTCGGCTCGAGGCTAACCGCTTGCTTCTGCAACCTGTAGAGAGGTGAGATATAGTCCACCTGCAGCTTGTCATAGCTTATATCAACACCCTCCTCATTGAAGAGCCCCAGCTTGCCCATTGTGTTCCAAGTCCAGTCTATAACAGGCTCGAAGAAGGTTTCTTTGAGATTGTCAAGGAAGAATGTCATCATCTTCAGCTGTTCATTCTGCAAGCCCTGCGCAAGAGTTGCCGTATTAACATTGCCAGAGTATTGAGAAAGCATCAGGAAGTAATCCACGAAATAATCCGCCTTCGCGAGATTCCTCAAGTCCAGCCTCATAGCATTAGTCCATGATAGATCTGCTCCGAGTTGCAGTGGCGCGATATCACCTCCAGGCGGAATGGTTATGAATCCTCCCGGCCTGATCTCTGCATGGACATTGTCTGTCTTCTTCATTGGCGGCGCTGAAAGAAGTTGTGATGCGTTCATCTGGTCCCTAGACATGTTCTGCAAGGTGTGACTCGATGAGAACTGTCTTAGTCCCGGTGCGCCTATCCCCCATCCAGTGCCATCAAAGCCCTTGGCAAAAGGACAGACCGCGAACCTGAGATAATCGGAGCCCCCTTCAAAGATTGTCTTCTCTGGTGATTCCTCAAGCCATACAAGCTCTACATAACGGTATTCGTTGCTTAGCGAGAGCTCAAACCTGTCGCGAGGGCAGATGAGTTGGATGAATTTGTATTTCTTAGTCGGATCATTCCTATCTTCCTTCATTGCCTCGGGAAGTTCATCGTCCTTGAGGTTAAAGCTCTTCTTGGTCTCATATTTGGTCATCCAGATTGTCCTGAAAAGAGTATCAACCCTGTTTATGGTCTTGTCCTCCATGATGATGCATGTGTAGTTAGGTACATACTCGTAATAGATCTTGTTGTCGGCATTCACACCAAACATCATTATCCCAGTTCCCAAGTCTCCAAACGACTTGAAGAAATTATGGATTGCGGAGTAGAACCCAGAGCTCGCCAGCACCTTGTACATCTTCCTTGTCCTTGCTTGCAGGATTTTTGCAATGCCTTGCTCTTCATCCTCCGATCCATCCTGTCGCTCCGTTGTGAGCTCGAAGAATGCGCTCTGGGATGAGCATGTGTATCCTTGCAATCCCGTTGAGAACACCTGCGAATACCAGCCAACAGTGGAATCATAGAGATCCGTCTTTGCCGGCAGAGGATTCACACCAGGATTTGAATCCATGTCCATATTGCCATACCAAGGGTCAATCCATCTTGATACCTTCTTCCACAAGACTAGGTAAGGCTCCCTCATAGCCCTGAGTTGCTTGTAGGTCTGCATAAGCATCGCTAGCTCTTTTTTTGTCACAGCCATTGCTATTATTCATCCTCCTTAAAAGGGTTTGTTTGGTAGAAATCCTTGACAGGCTTGGTCCCCATCGGTTTTGATTTCAGCATTCTCTCCATATGCTGGGTGTACCATGTCGCCATCGAATCGGCCACCACCCAGTCATCATGTATCTCATCGGATGCATTACCGTACTTCACATACTTGGTCTTCTCGTTGATCCTTCCTATGAAATTGCGGTACTGATTCTCCACATCAACCATGAATCTAAGCCCCTCTGCCTGTCTTATCTTGCCTTGCTGCATATAGACCGAGAGACTTCCGACAAGATCCACCTTTGGGACCACGAATGCAGATATTGGGCCAAATCTGCTTGTAGACCAGTTGGCCTTGTCCCTTTGCCTCTGTGTTGAGACCGATTCCCCTGATCCGAAGACAATCTTCAACGGATCCAGAGCCGCTTCCTCATATAGGTCGTAGACAGCCTCTCCCACTCCGGTTCCATCTATCAGGAGCACGCTCTTGCCATAGAGCTCAAAGGATTCCATGAGCTCCTTTGTGTATAGTGGAAGCTCCGTGTACTTCAGCTGTCTCTTGTCCCTATAGACAACATCCTCGAAGTAATAGATCCGATTAGCCACGGAGCCCTTCACAAGCTCCGGCGTAATGCGATGTATCACTGTAGTTGTATAGTCAACCTTCTTTGCAATATCTTGCGCCACGATGTACTCGACATCCGGGAGCTCTATCGCCCCGATTGCTGCGAATTCCCCAAAGTTCATATTCCTAGAAGTATTTGCCTCCTACCGCCTTAGGCACCAAAGCACCTGCCGCCATACCCAAATCCCCATGCACAGGCATTGGCATTGTCCTTTGGTCCTCGCCAAAGAACCTGTTCATATCCTCATAGCTGAAAACCTGCCCGTTCATCTCAACGAAGTCGCAACAGAATTCCTGCTGGTACTGGACAATCCCCTGCTCCGACAGGTTGCCACACTCAATCTCGTAGTTGGAATGGTTTGGAGAGAAGAAGGCATGGATACCGCTCCCGTTGAATTGTGCCTTGAATTCCTGCTCAGTGCAGAGCGGATAGACATGGAATGGGTCATCTGGATTGACGGTCCAGGGCGTTCTCACAAAGTATTTGCTCCAGTTAGGCTTGTTAGCCCACGTCTCATAGAAGAATCCCGCCTGCCCGAATGGAGTCGACAGCATATAGATTCTGCCGTCTGGGTTATTGGTCATCATTGGTATGACTCCTGATTTGTAGACTATATCAGGTATGCGGCTTGCTTCATCTAGCATGACCACGCGAGGCTTCGAGTAGCCTCTGGCGGCTGTATCCGTAGCAACAACGATGATAATCCTCGACTTGTTGGCTAGCTCTATGTAATCGGATCCGTTGCGCACAAGCCTTGGGTATGTAGGATCATGTGCAATGAAATTCTTGACCTTGATCACATCCTCGATAGCCTGATCTTCCGTAGGAGCTATTATCAGGCTCAACGAACCTGGCTGGTACTTTGCCGTGTGGCAAGGGATTGAAGAGACAAATGTCGACTTGCCCGCCTGCCTCGAACACAGCAGAATTACCCTCTTGGAAGAATCATTAGCAATTGCCGTCTGCCAAGGAAATGGGTTGAATCCCATGTGCTTGAGGTATTCATTAAGAGAAAGCCCCAAGGCAAGCTCTCTGATATCGTATCTAGACTTTCTGCTGATCATCATTGTCCTCTATATTCCCAAGGAGAGCTTCTACAAAAGCTTGCGATGCCTCCGGATACGGCTCCAATGCCTTTCGTGCAATGGATATGATTTCGTCTATGGATCCGGTGTTGATATTAATCGTAGTCGTAGCGCTTTCATTGATTGCCCCCTTTGCCTTCGCCAGCAATTCTAGCTGCTTGTTCAACACTTCCGCCGTCTTCAGCATTGTTATCCTCGGATCTGTTATTCCAAGCGACAGCCTGATGGGTTTATAATTGACATCCAACTTGTCCAGAAGATCCTGTAGATTTGCTTTCCCCGTCATTCTCCTTCCTGCCTCGTTAGTGTACTCATACGTAACGATGACCTCCGATGCATGTGGAGAGAAATCCATTTTCCCCGGATGCTTCGGATCTTCAAGCCACAGTTTGATATTGCGGAAAAGCTCATCAATCGATTCCGTGTATTCCGCTATCCTTCTGATTATCCCATCGACGCTTTCAAGCTGGGCATGGCGAAGCATTTCAGGCATCTTGTTTTTCCGATACCTGAATACGGCTTGCTCCGAAATGCCATCGAAATTCTTCGAAACCTCCAAGTCTGACTTGCCCTCGATGATTGCCTGCTCGATAAGTGCTCTGTCTGGATGATTCTCTATTGTTCCTTTTCTTGCCATGGCCTCATTTCCTCATAGGGGCTTCCAGTCCCTTACCCTATCAACAAGATGGAGATATGGAGTTCCCCTTACGGAAGTCAGGATCATGCCAGCAAAAGTAAGTCGATAATCGCCCTTCTCATAGATTACCTGGGCTACAACTTTCTTTCCCTCATACTCCACATTGAATCTGTCACGGCTCATCGCCCTATGCGTTCTGCTGTTCTCTGCAGCTCTTATCGGATTATTGAAATACTTTTCTGGCATATCGCTATTTTCCTCTAAGGGCTTTTTTCTTTCCATTCACAGCATTACTCAGAGCAGAATGGGCATCGATGATTAGGACGGGTGTCTTCCGGGCATCAGATGGATAGACGTATTCCATTCTGTATTCGAACGGAGAATCGTAAGGAAGATCAAATGTTATATCTTTTTCATCTTCCCAATAGAGAGGGTTCCCAGTCGCGATAAGGCATTTGATCGTATCGTAGCTAACGGAATGCGCCCTGGCACACTCAGATATCCCATCCCATGCTTTATAGAACTCACCATTATGATACTCATTAACGTAGACTTGGGGTTCTCTGCCCATTCCATCATCCTCCCTATAGACTGCCTTCTATCTCCATCTTTCTGTTGCCATAGTTGAAATTCCTCCTTGCAGGCATTGGCTCTATCGCTTGCCTTGGGGTTGGCTCTTTCTTCTGCTTGCATCCAACAGCTGGACGCTCGTAGAACCGCTCCTTGAGTGTGCCGTTTGCCAGCTCGAACACTCGGCACTTCACTCTCCCGTTGCTCTCTGATTGTTTCCAAATGCAGTTATTGCAGTTCATAGTTCCCTCCTTACTCCGCCCAGTAGTCATAGAAGTAGGCATATGGGACTTTGGAATCCTTCTCTACCCCTACTATGATTTGCATATCGAGAAGCTCCGAGATTTCATAGATTTCCTCTAGCGATGCTTCTATGAAGTAGCCCCTGCCTTTCTTCTCAATCTTGTAGCCGTTTCTTCTCAGCGTTGCGATGTACGATGGAAGCTGTCCCAGTTCCACAAATGGCGTCTCTGATAATGCCGATAATCTTACTCTCATATGTTCCTCTCGAATTTCATTAAATATGTCTTCACTTCTTCCAGTGTCGGCTTTCTGGTAAGCGTCAAAGACGCAATCCTTAAGCCGTTTCGCTTGTCGTATATAGTCATGTTCCAAGCTCCATCTATGGTCTCAATCGGACCCAGCAGGCAGGCGCTTGTTCGGTTTGGATGCTCTATTGTCACACAGATTAAGTCCTCGTCAAGCCCATCAATCTCATCAAGCTCATCAAGCTCGGAAAGCTCAACTATATCCCCAGCTTTTGCGTCCTTTTTTAATTCCTCGTATAGTTCTTTAGTTGTCATCAAAGTTATTCCTTATAAGTTCGATTACCTGCTTAAGCTTTAAAGGTTTTCCTTTAATCTTTAGCAGTAGCAAGAAACCATTTACATATGGATTTTTCAAAACTAATTTCCATGTGCCGTTATCCATCTTCTCTATAATGGCAATTGTGAGTACGGCAGAGTCCCTTATAACAATTAAACCTGAGTAAGCTAAGTATGCCACATCTACATCCTTTGCTTCCTTGATGTACTTGGTTGCCAGTTTTTTAATCGTCATCTTCATCATCTTCATCCCTCCAGTCCTCCTCGTAGCTCATAAGGATTCTCTTGACATCCTCGAGTCTTGGCGGGATCTTGCTAGCGAACGAGTCCAAGAGAACCCCATCTGGCATAAACGCCATGCAAGCCCATTTTGTATCCATATTGTCGATAGTGAGCGTGCATCCTGCATCAGGAATCTTTACTTCTATCAGTTCATCCTTGATAAGAGATACCTCGTCATCGTCCGCCATCTCTGCTCTGTATTGCTCATATAGTTCTCTAATCGTCATCTTCATCCCTCCTCATAGAACCCATACTTCTGCATCAGAACGAGAAGCTCATCAACTGTTGGTAGTTTTTCTAAATATTGCTCGTACAAGAGCCTTGACTCGTAATAGCTGATTGAAGAGATATTAATCGATACGCTATCGATGTAATCATGGACCACGATATACAGGTCCACATCAGGTGAAACATTCTTGCCTATCTTCACGTAGATGTTGCGAACTTCGAAGCTCATCTTCTCGTTCACAGCCCTATCGAATACCTCTTTTGCAAACTTCTTAAACTCTGTCATCTTTCACCTCTATCTTTTCGCAAGCATCATCGCCTGCGCTTACCACTGTGTACGGCTTGACCAGTGTGCAAGCACCGTGGCAATCGTCTATCTCATAGAAGTATTTGCACTCGTGGCAAATGTATGCCTCTTGCTCTGGCTCTTCTATCTCGAACACTTGGTCTGACTTGCAATACGGGCAGACCTCCAAGTCGATTGGATTCCTAGAAAGCCCATCGTCGATACCGTAAAGGTCCTCATACGATGTCTTCTCAATCTCTGGCTCATCGAACTCCTTGTTGCAGTTCCAGCATTTATACATTCTTCTCCTCCCTTTCCTCGAATTGGTCGCAACTGTTGTTCTCACCGACTGGCGAGTATGGCGCTCCATTCCTGACGATGTGCCTCTCTCTGTCGTAGTACTCTGCTGGCACAATGTAGGCAGAGCAGTATCCGTTCATGTGGCAATGTGGCTTTGAGAGCACCACATAATGCTTGCAGTTCTTGCATGCTCTCATAGATCCAGCACTCCTTGTTTCGGCATTGGCGTTAGCAATTCCTCCAGCGCCTTGAGGTTCTCGGGGTTCTTGAGAATCCTTTTTGCCGTATACACAGCATCCTTCAATGCGCCCTCCCTTGTCTTGAACGCCTCATAGAACGGGCAGCTGTAATAACCAGTGGAATCCCCGCCCTCGTCCGCAATCACGCTGTTGTACCATCTGTCTCCGTAGCAGGCGAGCACAATCTTGAAAGCATTCTTCTTCTCGAATACCTCGGTGATTGCCTCGTGCGGAATCTGAGGCAGTTCCATGTAGTCGCAATCGTTCATGAATAGCTCGTCCTCCCTGCCACACTCGAATGCATGTCCAACAGCCCTCAGGCTTACCTCCAAGTGCCTTGCGTAGTCGTACGCAACCTGTGCCCATTGGAGGTCTATCTCCTCCGGCTTTAGTATCTGGAAGTGCGGTCCATCCTTGTATCGCTTCGCCAAGGCTTTGCACACTCTTTCGATGCAATCGTCTATGATTTGTTTGTATTCCATATCTTGCTACTCCTCCAGCACGCTCTGAGAGCGAAAATTTGGCACCTCTGGGCGATTTTGCTTTGAGGTTGGTGTAATTTCACTTTTCTGCTTTTCCCGTTGCGCTGTGGCGTACAGGATTGCCATCCACTTCTTCTTGGCTTGGGCTGACACGAACGATATCTGGCCTTCGTCGTCCTCGCAGAGGGGGCACTCCGTCGCAAGGTTTCTGCGGTTCGGCACCGAGCCCCACTTCGGATAGATCGGGATCTGTCTCAAAAGCGCTATCATTTCATGAGTCATCGCTTTCTCCTTGCAATCCTGATCGAGTCTATCGCCTCTCCGTACAAGAGCCTGAACTGGCTCGGGCTCGTCTCGAGTATCATCGTCTCGAGCATGAAGCCGTCTGTTGTCAGCGTCTTGATCTTCCCTGCGACAGTCGTCCTGT